TCTAGGACGTAGAAGAGATCTTGCTTTGGAACCGAAATTCTTGAGAATGTCGATGAATGAATCATCAGACATAGATCTCCACTTGAGTTGAGGATAAACCCCTTCTCTCGTGATGATCCTTCCCCCGAACTCAGTCAACTCGGACGACTGTACACACTTGTGGTATGACACAGGACATTCAAGTCGGGCAAGAGTCTTGAGATATTTCTCGTGCAAGATATCGTCGAGAATGACGACATCATCGCCAAGGACATAAAATGATCCGTTATGTTTATAACCATTAAGGTAATATAGTAACAGACCATGACACAAGGCGAATGAACCAAAAGAAGGATACAAACCTAATGGTTGCCCCTTCTTCCATGAAATGTACTTGTCCTTGTACTGCCAATCAGACCGTGAAAGATCTTCGAAAAGATCGATAGCGTCCTGTCGGTAGAACATTGACCGTAAGACCGAAATCTGTAGGTCAAGCGGAAAGTAATCCGTTGCACCAGTCAAATCCACAGCATAAGCCATATGGCCCTGCCGAAGATAAGATTGGATTTCTGCAAACGGAGCACTCTGATTATGAGTACAATCCCATGGTAACCCCCGTAAAAGATCATAAATTTTTGATCCAAACGGTCTCAAGGCTTGTTGGAACACCCTACAAGGATTGGCCACAGCTCTAAGCTTGTAGCCTGCCTCTTGGATTAACCCAATTTTGCCTACGGAGAAACGGAAAGGTTTGGGATAAACCCCTAACTTACAACGTTTCGAAACACCACGCAGTACTGGTTGAATCAGAGCATAATACTTCTGATAATAACCATAACCTTGATGCGTACCGAAGATATAATCAACGGATGCATTTAGGAGCTGCTCATCCTCAGGAAAACTCTTACCCGATGGATGTGGTGCCCGTCTAGTATTAGATACTGGATAAGTGGTTAATGGTTCAGGATCCTGATATCCAAGCTTTTTAGGAAACAGGATCTCGGATGCACGAATTAGTCCTTCAGTTATATCAGACGGAACCTGTACAGGTTTCGCTGATACACCATCCAAGAACTTACGTTCTTGCTTAGGAGTTACATCCTTTGCATAAAGGGTGGTGTACAATTGCAATAATTGTATAACACGGGACCACCTCCTCCAATCTCGCTTACACCAAGTTTCCAGACCCTTTAAAGGTCCTCTGAAACCAGAGGTGGACTTTGCAATCCACTGAGAACACGGTGGCAACCCCGCTTTCATTCGAATGAAATCAAGC